CATTTGATTACCAGATTCTAAATTTATATTATTATATACAAAGTCTTCTACCAAACATGGTAGGGATTCTAATTTACCAGCATATCTAAAAAAACCATTCTCTGACATCCAATACGCAGCACCGTCTACTTCTACACATGCGTTCTGTCCTGCAAGCCCACAGTTAGTTCCAACTTGTGAGAAAGCAAACGTAAAAGGTGATCCTACAAAACGTTGTGTAAATAACGCCGTATCAGTCCAGACGTAAAGAGCATCTCTACCACGGATCGCTCCTCTGATCTGTGATCCGTCGGCCAGTCTTTGTGTACCAGCTGTATTGGTCGCTGTTGGCACATATGTATTAATATCTTCTTGGTCTGAGAATCTTATAAACATGTCGTCTTGTGTTGATTTGTTACCAATTGTTGTTTCTGTTCCAAAGAAAACTAAGTGTCTGTCAGGTGTAGATACCACCATGTGTCTTGATGCGGTTGGAGCCCCTGATATAATATTACATCTTGTTTCTGTAGCGTTTGACAAAGATGAATCCCATTCAAAAACTTCGCCATCATGAATTAAACAGATTGCTTTATCTCCAAAATTATCTATCGACCACATTCCTGGTTCTAAAACTAAGTCACCAGATGCTGCCTCACCCCAAGCAACATAGTCTGTGCTATTTTTAACTGAGGCACCATCACTATGTCCTGATCTAGTTGAGCCTCTTACAGCTCTTGTAATGCCAGTTAATGTAGTACCACCTGTGACTCCAGTGTAAGATATCTCTTCATTACCTACTTGAATAAAATTTGTACCAGAGCTTGGAAACTGCGTAGCATCCGCTAAAACGATTGATGTTCCAGATCCACCTGTACCATTAGCATCATCTAATAATGCTCCATTTAAAGTTGTTGTAACTGGGTTAGAGGCTTCTCCACCCCAAGATCCAAGACCCCAACCGAATCCTTTTTCTTGAACAGCAGATCCAACCGGAAAATAATGTTGTAATCTAATACCACCAGACGTTGTTGCGCCAGATCCTGTTTCATTTGATGGCATAGTAATCGTTAACGTTTCTGTTGTCGGAACAGTAGTCACCATAAATTTTTTATCATTAAAATCTGATGCACTAAAATTAGAATTAGTTATTGCGGTAAAATTATCTAGTAGAATAATATCCTGTGGGTTAATACCGTGAGCCGTTGGAAAAGTTATTGTGACAATTGGTGATCCGTTTGTCGTACTAAAAGCATTTGTAAGAGTTGTTGTAGTTTTAATGGGATGTATGTCATAAAACACACCTCCAGAAAAAGCATATAAAATTCTATTTGTGCCAATAATAGCGTATCTTCTACCTAAACTATTAACAAAGTGATGGAGACCACGTCCAGCTCCTGTAAGCTCATTCTCATTTACGGTGCCTAATTGATTCCACCCACCTATTTTTTCAGGTATACCGTATCTAAATCTAACATTATCACAGTCGACCCATTGCCCCTCAGCTCCGGTTTCTGAAATCTGTTTGTTAATACCTGGTAGGAATCCTATTTTCTGTAGCATAGTAAAAGCTTTTATATCAATATTATGTTGATTATACTATATAAATTTAAAAAGGCAAACAGGCTAAAAATAGTTAAAATTAATATTTATCCTAGATTTTACATTTGTAGTAGAAGTGCTGCTGTGAGAGAGATGTGGTTCAAAAAGCAATAATCTATTTTCTACAGAATCTACTTCTCTATTTTTATTTAATATAGTTTTTCCATCGTTTGTATTTATATAAAATATAGCCCCCTTATGTTTATAAATGTAATCACGATGTGATTTATGTATCTCTAATTTTTTAGTTCTTGGATAAATATTACATTTAATTCTTATCAAAGCTTTAACATTTAATTTGTTTAAAATAGGTTTAACAATATGGTAAAAGGGACTTTGACCATATTTTTGATTAAAAAGAAAATGAGTAAAATAACAATCTAAATCTTTTTCTAAATGACTATTATTTATATTTTTTTGATAATACCAAGGAAAATCATTAGATTCTAATGTGTTTTTTATTTTTAAAAAATCTTCTTGATTTAAATAATTATCTATAACTTTAGTCATTAGTATTAAAAGTCATTACACAAACAGCTCTTAATTCATCTTTTCCAATGGGAGAATTAGCTAAGTGAGGTTGTTTATTAAACATAATAATTCTTCCTTTTTTAGGATTAACTTTTTTAAATAATTTTTTACCTTTGTATATATCAGTTGTTCCTGAAGCATCATTTAAATACATAATTATTTGGTAATGAGGTTCTTCGTGATCTACATGTAATTTAGGTTTGCCTTTAAAAGGCAATGTTAAATTTATATTACCTCTTAAAAACTTCTTTGGTTCTATTTTAGATACTTTAGCAACAAATTTATAGGCGATCATTAAAAAGAAATTAGTATAACTTGAGTTAATTTCATGTGTATCTTTATTAATTAAAACATGAGAAAAGAAAGGAAGACCGTCACCTATCACTTGTTCTTTATAATAAAAAACAGGAAAGTGTGCATCGTATAATATTGAGTCTATTTTTTTGTTTTCTTCCTCAGTAAAAAAATTATCTAATTGATAGAATTTCATTTTAATCTAAAATTATAAGCTAGTGTTATTCTTTTATTAGCGATCAAATGTTTCTCAACTGCATGTTCTGTATTAGATCTAAATATTAATAGGTTACCAGGCAAAGCTTCATAGTGAGCCCTATAAGCATTCTTATCATTTATTTTAATTTTAGGCTCTTGTGCTGTCTCTAAAATAGGAGACCTAAAATAAGTCTTAGCTGCTTTTTTATGACCGCTTAAAATGTAAATTGCTGAAATACAATCTTTTGCATGTCTGTGATATTCTTGATAATCACCTTTGTTATATATGTTAAACCAAACTCCACTACAAAGTAGTTCAACTTCATATTCCATGTAATGACAATACTCAACTATTTGATCATACACCCATTTGTTTAAATTTAAAAACAAGGGCTCATACGTTAAATTATAAGTGGTAGAAGTATTATATGTTTCATGAGATAACCAATGCGACCCACCTGATTTAATTTTTTTCTTTTTATCTAAACAAAATTTTACTAGTTCAGTTTCTACTTTCTTATGTTTAGGATTATTTTTAATACCTATGACTGTGGGGAACCAATGATCAAATTGCATGGTTCTTATCTGTAGCTTGAATATTAAAATGTATGAATCTAAAAGGTTCTATACCTTTATCAAAAACAAATTCATGTGTAAGGTATGAATTAAAAAATAATAATGTACCTGGTTTTATTTTAAAATGAACTTGTTCCGTAGAATAAGTTAATTTGGAATCATCTTTCTGTTTTAGCATGTTCATTGATTTACTAGATCTTGGATCGTAAAATACAGGATAAGAAGTTTCATTAGAACATTTTAAAAAATAAAAACCAGAAATATGTCCATTCCAATGATTATGTGGAGAATGATGGCCTCCACCATTTTTAGGAAATTCTTGAACCCACATTTCATTAAGAAATAAATTATATAAAGACATATTATATCCTTGATTATCTAAAATATTCATGGCCGTGTTACCTATAAAATCTATAAGCTTTTTTAATTTTAGTTCTTTTACTATAGGTTTTGAATGATGCACTAAACCAAAATCTTTATTATTATAGAACTTTGGTTTGTTTAATTTTATAGCCTCTTTAATATAAGGGTTTGTAGCTTTAATACTTTCTTTAACCCATTCAGGTTTTTCAAAAATATAAATTGGAGTTTGAAAATAATTTTCTACTTTCATTTTCTTTGAAATTCTTTAGGCAAACCCACATGTATTCTACCATCAAATAAATTAGTATTACCTTGAGTTAAAAAATTATTGTAGTGTAAAAACACTTGTCCACATGTTTTACCTTTAAAAGGTTTTCTCCAATGTTCTAAATTACAACCTCTATAAACTAACATGTCTCCTACTGATAAATCTACTTTTACACCCTTATGTGCTCCCCTTTTTAATTTAACCTCTTCTCCTTTATTAGTATATTCTTGAGCTAAAATATTATCCTCTCCTGTAGGATCAATATAGATAGGCCATAATTCACCTCCTAAATTAAGTGTGGTAGATATTTCACAACTAGGTCTATCTTTGTGTCTAAACAGAACAGCACCTTTTTCATAAAGTCTTGCATAAGAATAAGTAGGAACTAATTTTAAACCTGTGTATTTTTCCATTTTATTTTTTAATTTTAATAATAAAGTTTCCATGCAAGTGTCTGCATAATGTGAATAAACGTTCGGAACTTGTGGGTCATTCCAAGTCCCCCATTCTGAATTTTTATCGCCCTTCAAATAGTTGTGAGTAAAAAATGTATCTGCCACAGATCTTTTAATTAAAAAATAATTATAACAAAAATCAGCTAATTCTTTTGAAATAGCTTTTTTTATAACTCCATAGCCCTTAGTTTTAAAACTCATTTGGTTTCCTTAAAAAGGCATAACAAGATAAAATGTATCTATCTTTGTTTGTTTTTTGTCCTCTGTGTATATGTGTCCAAGAAGCAGGAAATATAATGGCCCTACCTGCTTTTGATTTTATTGTTTTACCTTCGTGATAAAATTCTGTTCCAACATTGTGATCAGATAAATAAATTAAAATACCAAAAACTCTATATGGGTAATTAGTTGTTTGCTCACAGTGCCATTTATCAAAAGAATAATTTTTAGGAAAATGTTTAAATCTAATATTATCAATCGCCCATTGTTCAATTATATCAAGACCCTTATATTTTTTTATGTATTTGTTTACTATTTCTAATAGTTTTTTACCCCAATCGTCAGTCATTTTAATATCGTGATAATTATAATTTAAGTATGTTTTTAAACTATCTGATGTACAAAGTTTTTTATATTTTCTAATTAACGATTTACATTCTTTTTCTGTAAAAAAATTATCTTGTTGAATTAGATAAGGTATTTTAGACAAACGGTTTGCCATCATTCCACATCACTAAAGATTGTCTAGTGCCTTTCGTTACTGGTTTCACTCTATGCCAAACATGCGAAGGAAAAACCACTATAGATCCTTGTGGTTTTATCTCCTTACAAGTTATTATATTATCTGATTTATTAGTTAGATTTCTAAGATCAAATTCAAGATCACCTCCAACATATTTATTTTCATCTGTTAAAGAAACAATTACAGATAGTTTTCTAATTAATCCTTTGAAAGGACCTTCAGTGTGAGGGTGTGGAAAAGTATCTTGATGCCAATCATAAAATTGATTCTTTTTATATTGAGTAAATTGTATAGACTCTGTTCTCTCCCATTGAAAATTCCAACCAGAATTTTGATTAGCGGTTCTTACGTATGACTGTAATAATTCAAACAACCAAGGTTCATTTAACCATACAATATTAGAGTTTCTTGTTTTACTTAAATTTAATTTTTGTTGTTTGGTAAGTTTTTGATAAGTAATTTTTTTTGTAGAATGGCCGGTTATTGCTTTTAATTTTTTATGTCGTTTAGATAAAGAAATTATTCTTTGACACACTTTAGGTGATAACGCTTTGGTAAAATACCAATAGTAATAATTTAGTAACATCTGTATATCTTTTTAAATTAATTATACAGAGTTTGTATTTTAAATCAAGTATTATTAGGGATTGAAAACAGATTTTGCGGTTTTGTTTCCCCACGAAAAGGTGTCAGTATTCCAAATATACTCGTACCAAGTTACAACACCATCAACCTCTTCACCATTATTACCTTTCCATCTTAAATTTTCTTCGTCCCATTCTGGATACATGGGTGTACCATTATGTTCTAAGATGTCTGGTTTAGCAACTGGTGGTTGCCAGTCAAAATTATTATCTAATATCCAAGATTCAAAAGGTTTAGCTGATATAAATAGGTCAGCGTTTTCATCATAGGTCATACCAGGACCTGCGTATTGTTTTCTAAAATTATGATTGTAAGAAGTTTGTTTCCAATTAGATTTTTTAAAAAATTTAGTGCACCATGCTTCTCCATCAGGATGCATATCATTTTCGCCTAATGGTCCGTTTGAAGTAGGCACATCATTAGCTACAACTACTACGTAAAGGACTTTATTATTTTCATCTAATCTAGCAAAGTGTGCCATAATTAAACTCTTTTTAACTCCCCACTAGCAGTGAAAGCCACAACCGAATATCCTGGAAAGTTCGTAACTGATCCTGCTCCTGGAGGGTTTACTGAAACTGTTGGTCCTTGTGGTGCTGGAACTTTGATTAAAACAGTTCCTGATCCACCAGCTCCACCACCACCAGTGCAACGTGAAGCTCCTCCGCCTCCGCCACCTGAATTGGCTGTACCAGCTGATCCTGCAGTTCCTGTTCCAGCTCCGCCGTTTCCGCCGCCACCTGAACCACCTGAACCTGGAGGAGGGCCTTCTCTATTATCTTGACCTCCACCACCGCCACCGGCATATGCCCCTGGTGATGTTGCGTAAAAAGGTTGTGGTGCAGATCCAAAATGAGGCACGTGACTTGTAGATCCATTACCGCCATTACCGGCTGGGCCACAAGATCCACTACCGCCAGATCCACCGCCTCCGGCTGCATCTTGAAATGTTCCTATCGTGCTAGTGTTACCGCCTGGGTTTCCTTGAGGTGGACTTACAGGGGGTTGATTACCAGCTCCACCATTTGCCGTTGATCCTGAAGGGGGAGAACCTGCTCCACCACCTGATCCACCTGGTGCTCCGAAACCTGGACCAAAAGGTGGATTAGAGAAACCTGAAGCTCCTCCACCGCCACCATGTGCAGTTATAGTTCCTGCTTCTAATTCTACTGAAGTGTTTCCTGCTGGTTGGTTAGTTGATCCACCAAAAGAACCTGATAGTCCTGCTCCAATGGTTACGACAACTGGTGCTCCTGGAAAAGGTTGACATGTAAGAAGTCTATAACCTCCTGCACCTCCACCGCCTCCACGGTCACCACCTCCGCCTCCTGCTCCGCCTACTAATAGTACGTGAGAGGCTGTAAAAGGATCTCTGATGATTTCTCCACCACCAGTTCCAAAACCTAATATGTTAGTTCCAAATGCTGTCACTTTTAACTCCTATCTATTATGCGTCGTTAGCAGCGTCAGTAGTAAAGAATAATTTAATTCCAAGCAGTCTTGCATCAGCGTTTAAAGTATCGTCTGATACATCTCTAGTTATTTGAAAGAAAACATATTCATCTGTGCTAGGTGAGCCTGCTATGGTAACTGCTCCACTTTCTGCTGTAACGTCTAAATCGTTTGATGTACCGCTATGTGCCTTTGCTGTAGGTGCAACTGCTGTTCCAAAAGCAGTATTTAAGTCTCCATTATCTGCTAAAGCAACTGCAGCTAAATCCCAAGACACAGTTCCTGTATCTGTTGAAGTAGCTGTAAAGAAAGCTTGAAAAGTCACTGTGCCCTCGTTCCAAGACTTAGGGAAAGCAACAGCAAATTGAGCATTCTCATCTGAATCTTTATCAAAATCTAAAACTTTTAATTCTGGTCCGTTTCCTAATTCTACTTGTGCAGCCTCTGCTCCATTTGTAGTATTTGGATACATTGAAACTGCAGGAACCCAAATAGTTTCTTTTCCTGCTACTTTTACCGCTGAACCGCCAGCTTGAACAACACCATTTCCATTTGGTGCGATATTAATATTTCCATCTGCTGCATCTGTAATTGTAATAGTTCCAGAGTCTGTTCCAGAGTTTGTGCTTAAAACTAAGTCTGATGCACCACCAGTTGTTACAGTTAATGTTCCAGCGCCATTTGAAGTTAGGACAGCTGCTGCTCCAGAATCTCCAACTTTTACAGTATCTCCAGCAAGAACAACATCTCCAGTTCCTTTTGGAGTAATGTTAATATCTACGTTTGAGTCACCACCTGTAGATGAAAGAGTTGGTCCTGAGCCTGTCGCTGCATTTGCTATTGTAAATTCGTTTACTGCAGAACCTGTAGCCGTTAATAAAGCTAATTCGTTTCCATTAGTATCTAAAATAGATGTACCAATTTTTGGTGAAGTTAAAGTTTTGTTCGTTAATGTGTCTGTTGATGATGCAGTTATAAATCCTGTGTCATCAATATCTGGGTTAGTGCCATCGTTCGCTGTAGCATAAACCATTTTTACTGCACCCGGAGCAAGAGTTATACTGTCTCCTGTTCCCGAAACATATTTAAAAACTACGTTTTGTGATCCACTTGTAGAATTTTTTAATACATAAAAAGTTTGAACGTCTAAAGGTATAGTAACATTTCTAGATCCTGATAAAGATCCTGTAAATTCTATTACTCTGTGTGCAAGAGTTGCACCAGTTCCACCATCAGTTACTGAAAGGGTTGTATCACCTGAATCAGATACTGCTTGTGTTGTAAAACCACCTGTGATTTGTTCTATAAGTTGTAAATTAGTATTAGTCTTCGTCCCCCATGTACCGGCGTTTTCACCAGTTGCTTGAAGTTCTACCCCTAAAGGT